CAATTCAATATCAGGAGCGACTGAATTGAAATACAGTCTTTGAAGAACGAATACATCAGTTTCAATGAATCCCAGTTCAGCAAGTTTTTCTTCATCTGCTTTGCTTAATCGTAATTCTCTTGTTCTGAAGTGTCGTGAAATAGCTAAAGGATTACTGCTCTTGGAATCAAACCGAACATAAGGCTGTGCTGATTTAACTGATTCAAGTATTTCTTCTATCGATTCCATTGTTAGTTTTGGATTTCGTGCCTTAATCATAGGAATAACTATGTTCCTAAATTCTTCCCATCTTGATTCAACCTGATCCCGTAACCAAACTCTATTAACATAGTTTTTAGCCAGTGATCCGTTAGATTTCATATACTCTAATTTTTCTTCTAGCTTCGCTAATGTTTTTTTTAACCCACCTAATTTTGCTCCTTTTGCATTTTTCATTAAACTTTTTGTTATTGATATTTGTCGTTCAATATACATAAGGGGAATACCCAATTCGTCATATTCCTTTCCTAATGAATAAATGTATTTTTCACTGACTGCTGCAGCTTTGGCTACTTCGTCAATTTTTGCCAAATCACTTGGACTTCCAATGCGCCTTAAAAAGATTGCTCTTTTAAATTGACTAAAGGATATGATGCCTTCTGAATCCTTTTGCAGATATAATCCTATTCTTGTCATAGGAACTCTCTTACCCATTCGCTGAAGATACACTTTGTATAAATCCTCTATTTCCGTTTCAGCTTTAAAGACCTGAACTTTTCTACGGGCAATGTTTCTTTCTATTGATTGTTCACTTGCAATGTTCTTGAAGTTTTTAACTTGGTACAAAGGATTCTCCAACAGTTTACCAATGGCTTCTTTTGCAGCCAATGAACTTGATTTTAATGTTCTGAATATGGGTGTCCACATTCCCTTCTCTCCAAACCATCCCAATCCCGTCTTTGCTATTTTTTCCATTTCCAGCCATTCATCTTCTGAAAAGGTTGTTCGTATTTTAGCAGCTCCTATTGATCCTTCAAGAAATGGACTTTCTTCTTCTTCTTTTAATTGTTTTTTCTTTTTTTCTAATTCTTTTTTTAATTTTTTTTGTTTTCTAATTTTTAAATATCCAGTTGGCCCTCCACCCCAAGGATTGTCCAATCGTTTAACTTCTTTTTCTAATATACTTATTTCATCTGATAAGGATTGAAACTTTGTACTTTTAACAGCTTGTGGAGCCATTGGTGAAACATCTTGTGCAGCTTTACTTACTGCATCATCAAGTAAATCAAACTTATCTGCCCTCTTGTCAAAGAGCTTGAATATTTTTTTTGCTTCTGGACTTGTTCGAGCTATTCCCGGAAATATGGCTGGTAAGACAAAACCACCACCAGTTATCAATGTGCTTTCTGTTAATGTTCTAGCCCTGTCTAATTTTCTTTTTATTATTTCTTCGCCACCAAGAGCCATTCCCACTTTACTTCCTCTTGTTAATCTTCCTCCAGTAAAGAAAAATCTTCCAGCTCTTGAAAACATCAGCAGTGCAGTAGGATCAGTCAGACCTCCAAGTATTCTTCCAGTAATGTAACCCGGCGAGTTAGTTGCATATTCATCTTCTGCTTTTTTTCTTGATAACAGCCAAGCTGTTTCTTGAGGAGAATTGGAATGCATGAAGTATCCCATATCCTCATACACATCAACTAGTTGAGGATCATTGAAAACATTGTACGCTTCCACATCTTGAAACTGTACTCTTTGCTTTACTGTCGCATCAGCGATTGCCATTGCAAAAAGATTTTCCTTGAAAAATCCAAGATGAACGCTTTTACCGAAGTTGTTAAAATCACCCCATATAGAAGGTCTATCAGGAGTAATATCTATTGCACTATGTGGTTTGTTTATTGTAGATAAAAAATCACCCATTGAAATCTAATCTTCTGTTTCTTGTTTCCATATCTTAGCGCCATCAAACCACGATTGAATATAGAAAGCATCTTGTTCCAGTCTTGTATAATTTCCACCCTGACCTTTTCTTGCTTGAGCATTGGCATCCATTGTCATTTGACCGAGCATTGTATCAGGATTTTCTTCACCCCAAACACCCAAGTATTTTTTATCTCCAGTTGCTATTAGATTATTAAGATGTTTCATAAATTCTGTCGGTTCGCCATTTTTCTTATAACCAATCCATTGATTCCCAGCTACATAAGCCATATCTGTCAAGGCAAGTTTCAAGTAACTGTTTTTTGAATCTTGAAAATCAATATTCTCGTAAAGATTTTGAACGAACTGATGTTTTTCTGGAAGAACAACATCTAAAAAAACATCAATGGAATCTTCCATCTTTAAAAATTCAGAACCATTCATCAATCCTTCCATTGTATATCTGGTTGATCCATCATCATTCTGAATAGAAAGAATAGCATTCATAGCATCTTCATGACCAATACTAAAACCGTGACCAATCGTTGGATCATACATTCCATATTTCTTATAATTTTCCATCAGGTCTGATCGCAACAAGGATTGAAGTGCTTCTTGTCTATTGGCAAATTTTCCTTTTTCCACTAAATTATATGCTTTACTCATTAGTTTGGCGTGGTCTTTAGGATTCATATATGTTTTTTGAGCATCATAAAATGATCCTTCAAATCCTTCATTTCTTGAAATTAAATCAAAGTAAGCGTTGTCGCTTCTTACAACCTTGCCATCTGGTGTCATAATTAAATCCCCTTTTAAAACATTAACTTCTCTAATATCGCCTCTTTCTGCCATAGCAGCTTCCAGCAATATTATTTCTTGTTGATTCTTCTGTACTTCTTGATGAATCGTATCCTCGTTCATTTTATATTCGTGCATTAAGCCTCCGAATAAAGTATTAAAAATATCAAAACCAACTGTTTCTTCCGTATCTTTTTTAAATTCTTTTACTGTTTCGTGTACACTTGTTTTCCAAAACCCTTCAATTTGCCACAACGCTTTTGTAAAATCAGAAGGATTTGGATTATTAGCCAAATTTTTTGACCATAGGTTGTCTTTAAATTGCTTCTTCGCCTTTTCATAGGTGTTGGCATTGTATCTATTGATTGGCTTTTGAGGCACCCAATACATTTCACTATTAAAGACATTAGGTAAAGTACTGAATAGTCCATCACCATCTATGTCAATTCTGATGTCATAAGCTGGAAGTCCTTCAATCTGCTTTATGAATGGAGTTTCAATTCTTTTATCATTGATTAAACGATAGAGATTGCTTGTCGTCATCATCTCATCATTCAAGCCTAAATCTATTCTTTGCTGATCGGTCATTGAATAATATCTTCGAAAAACTGTCTGTATCAAATCTGATTGAATGTCAGATGCATTCATCTGTTCATTTTGATATGTTTCTAATACCGGATTTAATGTTAAGTTATAATCTGCCATATCCTAATTTATTTTTTCCCACTTAAATCCCTTTTTTGTTATTTCATTAATTGCTCCCTGAACAGCGAGTTGAAAATGATTTTGTATGTTTGATGGCATGATATGACCAGCTTCAGAATAGCTCCACGCCAAATGCTGTGTAACCAAATCCTTAAATAATGGCATTACGCTATCCATATAAAAATTCAAATCTTTTGCTGATTCTGGAACCATTCCTTTGAAAGGATAGTCTTGCATACCCAGTACATCTCGGAGAATGGACAGTCCAAAATTATTCCACGCTATACCAGATGTCCATTGCTTATCAATTTCTTTCTTCAGGGCTTTATATATTTCATCTTCAAATACTAATTCTGGTGATTTTAAAGTATCTTCACTTGTTCCACTCCAAGTGGTATCAGCTTTCAATACCTTGTCTATTGTTGCTATTTTTTCATCCAAATCCGTTCTGCTAGGATTAACTTGCATCAGGTACCGTTCCAGCAATTTGTCTTTTGTCATTACAGAGCCAGTTGGTGATCCTGACATGAATGTCAATCTTGTGTTCAGTTCTAGTAAAGGAATCCAAACTGCAAAATCAGTATTAGCTGGAACAGCTCCAGCTCGATCTTGTAAATAACCAACAACATTGGCTAAAGATATTATTGCTTCAGGATTTTCCTTAATATTAATTTGTCCAGCCGATTGTAAAACCGATTGCAATGAAGGGTGTATGTATCCGTATCGTTGAGATACCTGACCTAACGCTATAAGCTCTGAAGTCGGATTTCCATTTTCCTCGAAACCAACCTTGCTTACATCAAGGTAAGGGTCTCCTCTCAGATTTCCTAATACATAACCAATCATACGATCTGCCAAAGCCAACTCTATGTCCTCTTTCTTAACTGGGATTTCCATAGAGGCAGATTCTCTTACTATGTTGTAAACAGCATTGCCAAATGTTTGTCCACCATTTTCTATTTTTATTAAGGTTTCTTTGTGATGTCGGACAACTGTATGAGCAACACGCCAAGCATCTTTAATCTTGTCTATTTGATCTGTTGTTGCTCCAAGAAAGTTTTGAGTAATGTAATTGTCAAGTTCCCGTTCCGTATTGAATAAAGTGAATGTATCATTGACAGCACCCGGCCCTCCTCCCGTGAATAATTCTATTTCATTGTTTAGTATTTCTGTTTGTTGATTCGTTAGTGCTGCTGATTCCGTTTTATATTTCGTGGCAATATCCTCTGCAATTTTTACCGTATTATGATTAACAACCATTCGTTCAACTCTGTCAAGATCAACATAAGCCCAAGGGCCATCCATACCACCGGGAACAGCAGTACCATTTTTTTCGAATATTTCTTTTCTTCCCGTAATT